AGATGCAGTAAAAGCATATCGTGATTATTACCTAAATGAGAAATATACTTTCGCAACGTGGAAAACTAACGTGCCTGAATGGTGGCCTGATAACCATTACAATGATATGATAAACTTAAGAAAGAAACAGTTTCTAGATAAAATGAGGAGAAATAAATATGCCGTATAATAATTGTCAAAAAATAATGGAAGATGGATATAGATGCAATAAACAGTTTAGAGTGCCTTCACATAAGTGGCAGATGAAGTTCTGTCCTGAGTGTGAAACTAATGTTAAGCACAAAGGTAACAGAATGTCTGCATTAGCAAGTGATATAAAAATCAAAGACTATCTATTGAGTTTGATGGAAGAATATCCTAGTGTTAAAGATATAGTTCCTAGCCAAACTCAGATAGATGAAATACGCAAAGTATTGCAGAGTTTTAGTGATGAGATGGATAGGATGAGACTTAAACGTGGAGAAATTGATAGAGTACTTAGTGCAAATAAAACTCATGTATCTAAGAAATTAAATGAATATAATAATTTGTTTAATGAAGAATTAAATAATATACGAAAGGGATTGAATGAGTTAACTCAACCTGAGTCGGAAAAATTACAGAAACATATGCTTACTTTACATAATAGAGTCTCTAAATTAGAGAAAAGAATTTCTGAATTAGAAGGTGATTACTAATGCCGGAGTGTCAAGAATGTTATGATACCGGAATGGTTGTAAAGCAGAATAGTATGGGAGAAAAGGATATAGAAATGTGTCTTTGTAAAGCATACGCATCGGAGTGGTTGATTAGATATGGAATTAAATGATATTAAGAATTTTGAGATGATGAAACACCATTATAATCAAATGATAGAGTTTTATGAGAAAATGCCTTACTTAGTAAGTAATGTTCATAGAACTTTAATTGAAGATGCAATGACTACCATAGCAGCAGTTATGGAAGGAGTCACGGCACAATTACTAGAAATTATTGATGATGATTCAATAGTATTAGATGTAAAAAATAAAATGGAAGATGAGATAAATGACGAAAATGATATGTTTAAAAAAAGGAACGGAGAGTGAAAACTGATGGAGTTCATTTTAATCATGTTAGTAGTATTTATTAGTTTGAGATTATTGGGGTTTAAGATATGAGTATCATGGTTAGAAGATGTTCTGATTGTGGAAAAAACAAGAGGATTTGGTACACACATAACGGTAGGTTTTGTAAAGTGTGCTATGAAAAAATGAAAGGAGAAGAATAATATGAAATTAGTATGTAAAGGGTGTCTCTACGTTATGGAACACCACAAGAGTAGAATAAGTAACAAATGGCTTTGTAATAGGTGTAACAAGCCATTTATACCGGAAGGTAATACACCGATAATAGAAATAGGAGAGAAATAAAAATGAAAACAACAATGAAAACAACAACAGGACAAACAACAATAGATTGGTCAGAAGTTTGTGCAGTAACAGTCTGCCGAGTTTGGTCAACTGAATTTGAGATGATGATAGAAGAATATCATGTACATCTTAAATCAGGCACGATATTTGTAACAAATGATGCAAAAATCAAAACAGTAGGTTGGTGGGCTTAGATGAATGATTTGTATGCAACGGATGGCTTTGGAGACTATAAAATAGGTCTTCATTATATAGAGTTAGGAGATGGTTCTTTAATGGATATTAGAGCATATGGTAGCAGTACAGAAATGTTGGCAGAAGAGGCTCAGAAAAGCATCAAGCGAGCAATTAGAATAAATGCAATGAAGAGTTATTTCAAGTGCGGCTGCTGTGGTAAAAAGGCTAAAGTGTCTCGACCTAGAATTGGTGCTAAGGCTCAATTCAATCAAGCAAATCCTAGTTTCCCATTATACGATAGCCCAATTTGTGATGATTGTCATTATGAAAATATGTTGGGTTTAGCATTTGAGGTGAAACAATGAGAGAATTTGAAATGGAAATAGAAACTAAATTAATTAATGATGTTGATTTACCACCATTAATTGTTAAGATGGATGATAGAGATTATCCTAAAATTATAATCAATACCGCACACAAAACTTGGTTAATGCTGTATCGAAAAGAGATAGCAGGTTGTGCAGAACATCTGTTCAAACAATTAGATAGAATATTGACAGCACATCTTCAAGAACAGCGTTCATTTGAAAGAATGGAAGATGAAGAAAATGTCTGATGATAGTTTTCTGTTGGAATTGAAAGATGCATCTAAAATAGATGGTAAAGTAAACTATAAAATATTAAGGGAAACTTATTATCTATCAATTAAAGCAGGTCTGACTGACGCATTATGTATGTTTTGTCATGTACCTATTGACAACGAAGAAGAGACAATAAAATTTTCTAATATTAAATTATATTGTTCTGACAAATGTAAAGAAGAAATGAAGGCAAGTCTTAAGCCTGAAATTGATATGAGAAAACATTGTGTGCATTGTGGTGTAGTTTTCTATGCACAAAATAAACATCAACTCGCAAGAAAACAGTATTGTAGAAGACAATGTTCAGAGGAAGCACACAACAAAAGGAAACTTATTGATAGAATGAAAGGTTATCAGAACTTTAATTCTATTAGAGATAGAGTAGAGAGAAATATGAAAACTTGGAAACAAGGTAAAGGTATAGAGTGTCTAGAATGTGGCAAGTTGTTTATTGGTAAGAGTCATAAGAAGTTTTGTTGTGACCAACCTTGCGGCCAAACATATAGAAGAAGACAAAAGAAAAATGGATTGAGATAAATGATAGAAGAAGAATACAAATATAAAAGAGAATTAGGTGACGGTAAGTGGGATAAGATTCTGAAAAGAAAGTTAACAGAATTATCGGTATCAGATGATTATAATGAAGCAAAACATGAATGGATAGCAACAGGTAATTGTTGGTGGAGTGGTTTGAGTGAGATGCCTGAATGGGTTACTACTCATCCACGCAAATGTTTATGTTCACATAATATAGTTTATCACTTTGAGATATTAAATACTGAAAATGGTATTAGAGAGTGTGTTGGTTCAGACCACATTAACTCTTATTTAATTCTTAGAGCGATTAATGAAGAAACAGGAACTAATATTGATGCCATTACTGAACAGATGATAGAGGAATGGATTAATGTAAGAGTTGAGGGTATGAAGAAAACCGCATGGTGGCATACTCATGGTGAATCATTTAAAATGATGTTCGATACAGTTAAGGATTTAGATTTGAGGGTTAATGTTCGTAAGATTGGTAAATACTATTCTTCTGAATATAAGCAGTATTTAGATAATACACAAATAAGAAAATCAAGTAAGGGGATTTATGGTTCACCTCAGTATAAGATGGCTAGTATTGTTTGGAGATGGAATCATCCTAATAATCCTAAAAGACAATCTGAAACAAGAGGTTATCCTACTGAGAAGTTAATGAATGATGTAACATTATTTTATGCTATGTTTGAAATGCATAAAGCATTAACAGACGCAGAAGATAAAAAATTAGCAGAACGTCTTAAGGAAGTTGAAAACGAAAGAGATGAGTTTAAATTAAGGCAAGAAAGGATTAGAGAAATAGAAAGGAATAAAATGATTGCTTCTAATATAGAAGAGAATCAGGAAGATGGTGATTTTGAGGAAAGATGTGCTTATTTTGGAATAAGAACCTTTTCAGAACAAGACGCTGTTAATAGTTGGGAACGTAAGTTCTTAAGTGATATTCGTGATTGGTTATTGTCGGGCAAGACTCCAACCGAGGCACAGAAAAATTCGTTGCTTAAGATATTAAATAGAGAGAAAGGTGAGATTCAAATGGCTACTGAAAAACAATGTAATTATTTGAGAAATCTTGGATACGAAGGTGACTATCTGAAACTAAGTAAGTCAGATGCGTCAGCAGAAATATCTAAATTATTAGAAGAAAGGAGGAAAGGATATGAGTAAGTTAGGAACATTAGCGAGATTCGCAGTAGGTGTAGTAGTGGTATCAACATTATGGCCTATTGGATTATTCGGAGATGAGTAAAATGAGTAAAAAGAAAGTAAATAAAAAAGAAGAAGTAATGGAAGATGTAGTAGCGACAGTTGATGATTATATACAAGAGTTAAGCAAGGCTCAAAATATAATCAATCAATTAGTTACTGAGTTGAACAACCATAAGGCATTATGTGTTCAATATGAGAATACAATTAACGCCTTAACAGGGCGTTTATTAGAGGGAAGGTCGCAATAATTATAGACCTTAAAAAATGTAGAGAAAATACGAGGAAAAGTGAGAAATATGAAATTGATAATAGGAAATGAAACAGGCCATACGGTCTTTGAAAATATAGAAGCAAGTGAAGTAGTTGACCAAATTAACGACCACCCATCTCATTGGGTTTATCTTAATGGTTTACAAGTAACTAGAGAGCAGGTAACTGTAACTGATTGGGATTCAGTAACAGAGGTTAAACTCCTACCCGGAATGCAGGGAGGACTGCAATAAATACCTAGGGGTATTTAATCTCTATATGAGGCGGTAGCACATCCCTCTAATTATTGTGCTACCCCTCAAAAACTCTTTATGAGGAATTAAAATGTTATGTGATTATGAAAATATATTACCTAATGAAATCTTACCTGCTTTATTAAAGTCACAAGGTTGGTTATACCGTGATAGTAAGCAATATAAAGATTATACATTAATGAAACCCGACTTTTATCCTGTTGGATATGTTCTAGCAGTTAGTATGAAAGCGGTAATTGTTTGTGATGGGGAAACCCTAATCGAATATAAAGACAAATTATACACAGATGTGGAAGACATGATTTCAGAATATGGAATTGATGTTATATCCACATTCCATTCTTGGAAATTTTTGGTAGAACGAGAGTGGGTTGTAAAGAAGAACGGTGAGTATGTACATTCCTTTTCTTCATGCTACCAAATAGGAAAAAGAAGTAAATTAAGGTGTTAAAGATGAAAGAAATGGAACTACAAAATAAAGTGCTGTCGGAATATAATGTATTTACGAAGTACGCTAAATATAAGTCAGAAGAAAATAGAAGAGAATCTTGGGATGAGATTTGTGACAGAAATAAACAAATGCATCTTAAAAAATATGTTAATCTAGGTAATTCTCAACTGATTGAAGAGATAGAAAATATATATGAGAACTATGTTAAAACTAGAAAGGTAGTTCCATCAATGAGGTCATTCCAATTTGCAGGTAAACCAATAGAATTATCACCCAATAGATTATACAATTGTGCGTATATGCCAATAGACTCTTTAGAGTGTTTTTCTGAATCTATGTTTCTACTGTTAGGTGGTACAGGTGTAGGTTATTCTGTACAACGTCATCATGTAGAACAATTACCAACTATTAGAAAACCCAATCCTGATAAGTTTAGAAGAATATTAATTAATGATTCTATTGAAGGTTGGGCTGATGCAATTAAAGTTCTTTTTGAATCATATTTTGGTGCAAGAACATCATCACCAAGTTTTGACTATGATGATATTAGACCTAAAGGTTCACCGTTAAAAACTAGTGGTGGAAAAGCCCCCGGCCCTGCTCCATTAAAAATAGCATTAGTTAAAATTGAAACAATGTTATTGCAGAAACAAGAAGGAAGTCAATTGACTCCTTTAGAGTGTCATGATATATTATGTCATATTGCTCATGCTGTTTTATCAGGTGGTATTAGGCGAGCAGCATTAATATCTTTATTTAGTGCTGATGACAATGAGATGATTAATTGTAAAGCAGGTAAGTGGTATGAACAAAATCCACAAAGAGGTAGAGCGAATAACTCAGCATTCTTACTTAGACATAGAATAGAAAAAGGATTCTTTGAGGATTTATGGGAAAGAATTAGATTATCTAATTCAGGAGAACCGGGAATTTATTTCTCCCACGATAAAGATTGGGGTACAAATCCCTGCTGCGAGATTGCGTTACGACCCTATCAATTCTGCAACTTGACGGAATGTAATGTTTCTGATGTAGTAGACCAAGATGATTTAGAAGAGAGAGTTAAAGCCGCTACTTTCTTAGGAACTTTGCAAGCAGGTTATACTGACTTCCATTACCTAAGAGAAGTATGGAAAAAGACAACAGAAAAAGATGCATTATTAGGTGTGTCAATGACAGGTATAGGTAGTAATAAAGTAACATCTTTGGATATTGAACAAGCAGCAATTGTTGCAAAGAATGAAAATGAGAGAGTTGCTGATTTACTTAATATAAATAAAGCAGCAAGAGTTACTTGTATTAAACCATCAGGTACGGCTAGTTGTGTATTAGGAACTTCATCAGGTATTCATCCTTGGTATGCTCCATTCTATAATAGAAGAGTTAGAGTGAATAAGGTAGAACCTGTATATCAATATCTATTAAATAAAGTTCCTGAACTAATTGAAGATGACTACTTTAGTGCTACCGAAGCAGTATTCTCTATACCACAAAAAGCACCTAAAGGTGATGTAATAACTAGACATGAATCCGCTATTGATATGTTAGAACGTGTAAAGCGTTTCTCTGTTGGTTGGGTTCAGCGTGGTCATAGAGATGGATTAAACACTCACAATGTATCTGCAACAGTTCAAATTCGTGAAGATGAGTGGGAAGGTGTTGGTGAATGGATGTGGTTAAATAGACATTATTACAATGGTCTAGCAGTTTTACCATATGATACAGGTTCTTATAAACAAGCACCATTTGAAGAAATATCTGAAAGTGAATACAATGGAATGTATGATAAACTTTCTGATTTAGATTTTAAAGAAGTTAAAGAATATGAAGACTATACCGATTTACAAGGAGAAGTTGCCTGTGCAGGTGGAGTTTGCGAAATATGAGATATAGGTCAAAACTAAATAGAGAAGAGTTTCTAGAAATAGAGCAAGAAATATATGATATGTTTTCTGATGATGTAGTTAAATCTAATGTGCAGAAGAGATTCAATCAGTTGAGGGATGACAATATGTCTCCCCTAACATTTATGCATAACCTACTGAGAACAATGAATACTATCAATAACATACCGAGGGATGTAGCCCTCACAAAAATAGTGGAAACACATGAATATAAAAAATATAAAGAGAGGAATATAAATGAAGATAATGTACGAAAAAACACCTAAGAGTGTATTAATAAAAGAATATAGAAAGATGCTAAGTCAAAATAAAAGTAATTTTACTAACAGGTATAATACCCCTGACTGTCTGCCTTCATTGAAGAGACCTGTTGTTACTGGTAAATCAATGAGTTGGATAGAGTTTTCTAGATTAAACAGAGAACAGGTTGCTGTTCATTGTTTCCTAGAAGGTCTAACAATAGATGGTGTAGAAACTGTTTGTGATGAAGAGGAATGAATATGAAAATTAAAATGAGAATAGGGAGAGTAGGTGATAGTGGTTCTTATGATGAAACAAGTTTTCTTTTTCGTTCCACTAAAAAACCGAAATGGCGTAGACTGAATCGATTCGGTGAAAGTGTAATAGTTTCTGAACGTGCTCCAAGCACTAATAAAACATTAGACCCTGTATTTGAAGGGTTAGTGAATACAATAGGTAAAGATTTATTGCCTACAACAAAGGAATGGAAATATTATGATAATGTAACTGCTATAATGACATTCAAGAGGGATGATGGTAACACGACATTAGTTTTCCAAAAGAATAAACCTCATTTTTATCTGAATGGTAATAAAATGAATAAGACAATTATAATGGCTAATTTGGCTAGGATAATTTATCGTGCTTGTTATGAGAGAAGTAGTAAAAGATTGGATAGTTATGTTACAAGAGTTATGACATTCCCACCAAATGTTATTCATGCTATGGAAAATAGAACACCATATTCTTTTTTTGAAGAGGGTATGATTAAACATGAGGTTATGATTAATACTAAAGCAATCTCAGATAAGGAATGTGCATTAGAAATTTCTGATGGTGTTTGGGCTAATATAACAGTTAACGATTTAAATTCATTCATTAACTTTCATAGGTTTAAACATAAAAGGTCAGAAAAGTGGGGTGTGTCTCCTGAAGTCTTGTGGAATAAATTACTCAATGTAGAACCTACTGACTCACAGTCTAAAATGATGAGAGCATTCCTGATACAGAATAGAACACAAGCATTAGTAGAACGGAGAGCAAAAGAATTGATGTCTGATTTAGAGCAAAATTATCCTGATAAGATTAAGTTGTTTAAAGTTCATTGGCATAACGTAGATAAAAGTAAGACTAAGTTGGGTATGTTTGTTAGAGGTACTAGATGTGATTGGATTTTACTGGAAAAAACTGGTAGTAGTTCAAGCACACAAAAAGTAATTACAGGTAGATTTATTCCTCTTCATATGAGTGGTGAAGGTGCGAAAGGTTATGCTCTTACTGTCGTGGATGAGAGTATTCCAAATGGATATAGAATGTTAGGTATGTTAGAAAGTACTTGCATTGATAATGTTCATAAGAACTCTAGTTTAGGTGACCAATTTGCATCTAGAGCAATGACTTTAATGAATGATGAGTTCGCTGCTACACTTGTAAGTACCATTCATCTACCTAAGATGGAAACTAGAATACCTGATGAATATATACAGAATCTTGATGAGAATACACAGAGGGATTTAAAGTGAAATGTATAGAATGTGAATCAGAAAGAAATATATTTGATGAGAGATTAGGGGAAAAGGTTTGTTTAGATTGTGGCTTAGTCTTAGTTAAAAATATATTTGAAAATACCATTAAAGGTAGTGATTATGATTTAACTAGTAGAGAGTACAAAGGTGCTCCTAACAAGTCTTGGGATTTAGGCTCAACAATACATAAGTCTGATGTTAATAGATTTGGTGTAACAGGTAGAAAATTGTTCTTCACTCAAAAGTTTAACAACCCTTTAAATGAATCTTATTTGAGGATGTTAAAAGTTTCACAAATGAACTTATCATATTATAATGTTGATTCTGTATTGAAAAGTAGAGTTAGTAAATATTATAATTTATTATTGAAGTCTCAAACCTTTCGTTCTGTACCAATAGATAATAGAGCAGCAAGCCTAACATATTTTATTCTTAGAGAAGCAGGTATCGCTGTTACAGTTCAGAAACATTCTGAGATAACTAAAATACCTCGTAATGAAATATCTAAATATGCTAGAGTCATTGCTTCAAAGTTAAGAAAACCTTGGATATTTTCTCAAATAAATATTGAAGGGTTAATTCAAGAAGTAGGTTCTAAATTATATTTACCTAATCCTGAATATATAGGAGATGTCAGTAAACTATCAGAACACGTTCATAGGAAATTAGATATGCATAGTATCCAATTTACTACTGCAACACTTTCTGCTTGCTTTTATTTAGTATCTATTTTCAGGAGAGAAAATTATACTCAGCATGAAATCGCTACTTTAGTAGGTACGACAGAAGTTTCTTTGAGGAAAAACATGAAAAAGATTTTGTCTTTGTATAATATAGACAAGAAATTGTTGAATTATATTACATTAAATGATTTCATTAATGGAATTAGGAAGTAATTTTATGGATAGTGATAGAGGATTCTGGAAAAAATGGAGAAATTCTCATAATTATGATATTGGCTATAAGGGATATACCGTGTTAAAAGGCAGATATGTTAAAGTAACGGTAGTTGATATGGAATATTATGAGTCATCTCCTGAAAAGATATGGAGATATGTAGTAGCAACAGATTGGGGTTATAAATTAAAGAGGGTTTCACTCTTTACAAAAAAGGAAACAATAGAATGGAGTAGTTAAAATGAAGAGAAAGATAATGATAATAGGTGCAGGTGGTATAGGTAGTATGTTAATACATAATTTAGAAAGGTTAGGTATTTATGACATAACTGTTTTTGATGATGATAAGGTAGAGAAAAAGAATTTAACTTATCAACATTATAATGAAAGTCACTTAGGAGAGAATAAAGCAATAGCGATTAGTAATCAGTTTAGTGGTGTTAAGGCAGAACCGTATTTAGTTTTAGTACCAAAACAATTGAAAGGTTATGACTTAGTTATTTGTTGTGCAGATAATTTAGTGGTTAGAAGGTTGCTTTATATGGAAGGCGTAGGTGATGATACTAACGTGAAGTGGTTAGACTTGAGAGCACAAGGTAGGAATGCTGTGTTAATATCATATTTATTTAATCCTGAATTAATTGATACTGTATTAACAGGTGAAGATGGTTCTTTTTCCTGTCAAGCAGGTGATTGGGATGGAACACCTAGAGGTGTTAACATGATGAATAATGTGATTGCTGCAATGGCAGGACAATGGATTCAGAAATGGTTTAACCAAGAAGAGGTTGAACCTAGTATGGTGATTAGTATATGATTGAAGAGATTGACGATGATTTAGATTTTGCCGAAGAAGACATTGAAAAAATAATAAATATTATTTCAAAGGAAGGTGTCTTTCTTAGAGCAGCAATAGTTAGGGTACATTGTCCTACTTGTGGTGAAGAGTTCATAGGAACTAAAAGACACGCAGGTGGGTTCATAGCAGGGCATGAAGCATATCATGAGTTTTGTTTCAAATCTGATTTATTTATAGCACAAACAGGTGGTCTATAATGGGATTAGAAGATTGGAAAATTAAACATGATAACACAAAGTGGACTGATGAATACCCAACCGAGTTTGGTATGACAAGTTTCTTGAAGGACAAGATATTTGCTGTATCCAATACAGGTAAAAGTGTTTTAGTTCATATGATGAATGGTCAAACATTTACTATAACTATTAAAAATAGTCCAATACCCTTTTTTAAGGATAATGGATTAACTAATGAAATCGCAATACAAGAATTAAAAGGTGAGAAAAATGAAAAAGAATAAAGGAAATAAAGGAAAATGGAATGAAACCGAAGTAGCAATGCTTTGTGATTATTTGGATGAAGGTTTAAGTGTTGAAGACATAGCAGAGCGATTTGTTGATATCAGAACTTTAGCACAAATAAAAACTAAAATTAAATCTAAGGCTATACAAGAAAGGCATATAGATTCAGATATAGAAGAAATGCATGAAGACTTAGATAAAGAAGAAGAGATGGAAGAACACTTAGAAAAAGTAAAAGATGTTCTAGAAGAAAAAATAGCAGAAGTTAAGAAAACTAATAACAAGATGATGTTTAGATTAGTTCTAATTACAGCAGTTGGTATTGGTGTATTAATACAAATGGGGATAATAAAATGAAGATAAAAAATAGTGAAGAAGAGTTTAGCAAGAATGATATATTATATAAGAATATAATGGAAGATGTAGTTAAAGATACAGTATGGAAACAACGAATTAAAGATTTATGGGAAGTATGTTCTGAATCTATGGTTTGGGTATATCCTGATTTAAGTACAGAAGCGTTTCTGAGTGAAATATACAAACAATCTACTGAGCATTTTGATATTGCTAGAGAGGTACAAGTAATAGTAGATTCTAATAATAATCTATTTATGAGTGTTGGTACTCCGGGGTTTGTGTCTTTTGCAAATCAAGATGATGAGTTGTTTGAAGATAGAGAACCTATGAGATTACCTATTAAATGTTGGATACATACACATCCTAACATGAGTGCCTATTTTAGTGGTACAGATTGGAGAACAATTGATACTTGGAAAGGTAGTATGGAAAGTGCTATTGTTCTAGGTCAAGGAGAAATGTGGGCTTATGATTGTGAAACAGAAATAGGTAGACATACCTCATTTATGAAAATCAATAGTGAAATGAGTAGAAACTATAATAAAATGAATCAAGGAGTTGAAGAAGAATGAATAAAGAAACAAGCAGACAAACAACACTAAAGGAGTTCGGTTTAGTTTTTCTACTAACATTTATGTTAGCAGGATGTACTATCCCTAGTCCTGATGAAGTATTTGCAGAAGAAGAAGAATGTATCAAATCTTGGTCTACCTTAAATGGGTCATTCATATATTTGATTGATGATGCAAATAATTCTACACAAGAGACTGTATGGTTAAATGTTAACACTACACATGGTCTGATTGAATTAGATTATTTTCAGTTTAATTTAACCCATTTAAGTTTTGAAATAATAAACAATAGTGTTATATTCAATAATTTTACTTTTGATGTTAATGGATATTTACAACAAGGTGTACACTTATGGTCTAATGGTCATGCTCCTCAATTTGGGAATGCTAGTTTAATGTTCCCTGAGTTCCCATTTGATGTAACAGTTGAATATGAAGTTAAATATAGAATATGGAATGGTAGAGAATGCAGCCCACAGTAACCGTAACATTTCCTGCTCCTTTACCCGCAGAGATACCCTGTCCTATTTGTGAAGGGAATAAATGTAAAGTGTGTGAAATGTCAGGTAAGTTACAAATTACAGTAGATGCAAAAATACCAATACAACGAGCACATATAGTAAAGTTTGTTGCTGAAAATATGAGTAGTATGTCAACATTATTAAACTCTCAATATGGTTTAACTCCTGAAGTTGAAACCGAAGAAATGATTGAGTATAATGGTGGTACATACGAAGTGGTTAGAGTTAGTAGTTTAGGTGGTGCATTATGGATGGTGCATAGAGTAGATAAATTAGAATCACCTAGATACTTTAAATCATATAAAGAGTATAAGACATTCAAAGGGGGTATAGCCTATGAAGAATGAAAGAATAGTAGTTAGAGTACCGCGTTCTGCTACAACTGAGTTATTGGTTGTAACAGGTAATTATTGGAATATTGATGTATTAGATATTCGTTGGTATGAAAATGGTAAGCCAACCAAAAAGGGCATTAGAATGAATATAGACGAAGCCAAGTCTCTAAATAAGGCACTAAGGAGAGCGTTAAATGATAATATCAATAAGAACAATGAAGAAACAATTGAAGAGGAAGATTAAACAAGGAACATATATTAGTGCAGATGTTTATTCTGTTATAGAAAAGTATATGCATTGGAGTTTAAGTGAACTAAATTTAGAAATTGCTAAGATATATGCTGAAAGTGGTGACAGAAAAATCACTACTACCCATGTAGAAAAAGCAATACTAAATTTAGTCTTAACTAGGTCAGAAGAGGAATAATTATGGATGAAAGAATAAAGTTATTTTGGCTTTCAACTAGCGGAACAGGACAGTCAGCCATTGATATGTCCGATTTTAATATAGAAGAGGAAGAATAATATGGATAAAGAAAGAAGAGAGAATATGAAAATACTCATGGAACTTATGAATAGAAATAAGAAACATGATGCTGAAAGATTAGCGAGATTGGAGGAAGAGTAATGTATGCTATTCAAGCAGGTAGTCTAAGTAATTTTGCTAATGTTTGTGAAATACTTGAATTTAAAACACCTAATGAAAAGGCTCAAACTATCTCTGATAATTTAAGTACATTTGCTTCTAAACCATTAGTGATGCAGGTGTTTTCTTTAGAGTATCCTACTAATAATATTGGTAATATTAAAGCGGTATCTTGGATTGCTTCGGCATTAGGGTTATTTGACGATGAAGTTAAAACTGCTGCTAAAATGTGGGGTGATTTAGGAGAAGGATTATATCAAATGTATGAGGGTGAAAATAATCATTCTGATATTACATTTGGTGAGTTTTATTCTTTATTACTTTTAGATTGTTCCTCTATTAGTAATTCTTCATATGAGGTTTTTGCATCTGCACTTAGGCAAATGTCTGCTTTAGAGTTGAAGTGGTTTGTAAGATATTGGTTAAGAAAACCTAGAAATGGTGTGAATAATAAGATACCATTGAAAGCATTAGCATTACATTACAGAAATGATGATGCTACTATATACAAATATGCTCAATATAATTCAGCAAGTGAAATCTGTTCTAGTCTAGAATCAGGTCATGCTCCCGAATGTAAGTTGTGTCATGGGCAGTTTGTGCAACCTATGTTAGCGAAGCCTCGTAAAGGTAAAGAAAGACCTACTAATTATTATGTAGATGTTAAGTATGATGGAAATAGGTATCAAATTCATAAAAACTCTTCTAGTGTTATAATCTTTAATCGTAAAGGTAAAATTGTAACAGAACAATTTCCTGATATTGAGGAACAAATACTAGAATTAGAAGTGGATGATTTCATAATTGATACTGAAATCTATCCTATCAATATAGATGGAACACCTGCACCTCATAAGAAGATGGGTAAGCGTGTTCATAAAATAGATAAAGAACAAGCAGTAAGAGAGTGTCCTGTTAAAATGGTAGCGTTTGATATATTGTATTGGAAAAATGTAAGTTACTTAGAATTACAATTTAAAGATAGGCTAGAAAGATTACATTGGTTATTATCAGAAGATTTGATAGCACAAAGTTTCCCCAACCAAACAATACAAGGTGCATATAATACTGCAATTAGTTTAGGTTTTGAAGGTATAATGATAAAAGATTTAGATATGACATATCAAGCAGGTAAAAGAAGTAATGCTTGGTTAAAATATAAACCTGCTAGAATAAGTTTGGATGTTGTAATAACAACTGCTACTTATGGTACAGGAGATAGGTCAGATGTATTTGGTTCTTTTGGTATATCATTAAAAAATATTGGTTACCATCCCGCCCCAAGAAAGAATATGCCTGAAAGTATACCTCATGGTGGTGATAAAATATTGGTAAATTTGACAGGAAACAGAGGTGAAGAATATGTTTCTATTGGTTCTGTTGGTACAGGACTTTCTAGATTGGATTTGCTAAACTTAACAACTAACTTGAAAAAGAACGTATCTTCATATGATAATGGGGTATTTACTTTCTTACCAAGAATTGTGTTAGAAGTAACTGCTGATTTAGTAACACAAGATGCTGATGGTAACTATGGTCTTAGATTTCCTAGAGTAGTTAGGATAAGAGATGATAAGTTTGCTAAAGATATAGACACACTTCAAACTGCACAGAGGATGATACTTTGATTGATGTAGATATGATGACTATAATTGATGATTGGCCGTATAAATGTATTAGGATTTATCAGGGTACAGCAATATTACAAGCCGTAGGTAACACAAATAAAACAATTGAAGTTGAGATAGATACCTGTCCCTATATTGATTCTGAAACACAGAAACTAATTGTACCAAGTAATGCTTTAGTTATTAAAGCAAAGATTAAGAAACAAAAAAGGCATAAGGCTAAGACTATTGATATAATGAAGATAATAAAAGAAGATGTTGATATATCAATATCTAGGGATTTAGTTTATTTTGTGCGTGACCATATTGAAACTCTTATTGCTAACTTAGCAGTAGAGGCTCAAAATAATGCAATTAGAAACGGTGATAAGCGACTAGCACCTAGACATTGGTACTGGTTGGAAGTTCCAATACACGGTACACAGCATATTGTGCGTGAACAAGATGAAATTGCGTCAGATATTAAAATGAATTATTGGGAGTGAAATTATGTATAGTCGGCATCAGTTAGAAGGGATATTAATGTCTAATCCTAAATGTGAAATTAATGTTTCTAAGGATAAGGAAACATATATTGGTTATAGGGTTAGACTTAAAATTAGTTTTAGAGGTCAAGAGTCTTTTTTATTAGGTATTCAGCGTAGTTTATTACAACACCAAATCGAAGCCAAATATAAAAGTGAAGAACACAAGACTAGACCAAGACCTATTCTAACTGTAACAGGTAAAAGAAACCTATGGAATATATGTGATTTAGTACCTGATAATTTACCTAATGCTAAAGGTGAATGGGAGACTTTCAAACAAGCAGTAAAAATTGTTGACTCTAACCGACAACACACAGAAGAAGGGTTAGATGAAATTTTAAAATTAAAAGGTGTGATATGATGAGATGCCATCGGTGTAATGTTTTTGAGGTTGAAGAAAACCAACTATGTAGTGCTTGTAAAGTCGCAGTAAATTTTCTTAACGAATCTAAAGAACAAGCATCAGATGAGCAAATAATAGAATCTTCTATGATAATGAAAATGAAAGAAGGTTGTAGAGAATGTGGTACTAGTAATTTCGGTTATAATGCCGGAGTATTAGAAGAAGGTAAACTAAAGTGGTTTATCATTCAGGTAAAGTGCCATGAATGTGGTGCGGATTACGATGAAGCATTAGATGTGAGGGTTATAAATGAGTTTAATAAAAATGAAAAACAAACAAAGACCAATAATAATAGTAGGTAAATCAAATAGAAATTGTATAGATAGGGCTAGAGAACACCATTCAAAATTGGGTTCTGAAAATCCTATTGTAAGGTATGCTGATGAATATGATATAGAAGATAATTATTCTTTACCTAGAAATAGGGGTATCATAATACGAGAAGTTAATCTTAAACCTAAAAGTGATTTGATTATTAAAACCATTCTAGAGTATAGAGGCAATGTGGTGTTGACTTCTTCTAATCAAAAAGATGTGCCTAAGTCTATATTTAAATTAGTTAAATTGACAAGAGCAACTTCTGATTCAGAAGATATATTAAACATAAGAAAAATATCTCCTAGAAGTAATCCTCCGAAAGAATATGATTTAGATATATTTAAAATTATGATGGAATATTTGAAAAATCCTGATAGAGAAGATGTATTGGAGATTCTTAAATTAAACAAACCTTCTGATACTCAATTGTTAAGTTGGTTAGCACAAAATGTACACCCTAACAAATTAATGTATATTGATTCAGAAGTAAAAAGGAAATGGTCATCAGATTATTTCTATGAGTTATTGGCGTACTCACATGAAGGAAGAACTCATGGTAAATTGGTTATGCCTAAGCGTAGCCCAATAAATGAAATGTCAGACATATGTAGAAGACTAAAATTAAAAAGAGAACAACAACATTTACTAAAGCATTTATTAGAAGATGATGACTTTAGAAAATATGCCAAGTCTAGGCTAGATAATAGACAATGTAGACTCCTAAAATTGGGAGAAAAGAGAGAAATAAAAATTAAGCAACCAACAGTTGTTGCAACAAAATTGGATAAGTGGTTATAATGGCAAGAAACAATAAAAATTATTACAGATATATAGCGTTACATGAACTAGGAAACGAAAGAGCAGAAGAAGAAATGCATATTAAGGAGATAATGACATTCATTAATAATTATAAAAATAGTAAGGGTCGTTTACATCGACACGTTAATTCTATGACTAATGTTATAGTGAATCTAATGTATCAAATGCCTGAATATGATATAGTTAAAAATGGTGTATGGGTATATACTCCTAAAGGAGATGAATAGAATGTTATGGACTGAAAAATATAGACCTCAACACATTGATGAAATTGTGGGTCATTACAATTTAATTATGGATTCCCAAGAATGGGTTAATAAAAAAGATATGCCTAACTTACTTTTGTATGGTGTAGCAGGTTCAGGTAAAACTGCCTTTGCCGGAGCATTGTCTAATGATATATTAGGTAAGTTTAAGGATTCTAATTTTTATGAGATTAATGCCTCTGATGATAGAAAGTTAGAGACAGTTAGAACTAAGATTAAAGAAATAGCATCAACTTCAAAAATAGGAGATGTACCATTCAAAATAGTTTTACTTGATGAAATGGATGGTATGACTAAAGATGCTCAAAATGCATTGAAAAGAATTATGGAAAGATATGCGGATAATTGTAGATTCATAATAACTTGTAATGAAAGAAACCGCATAATATATCCATTACAATCTAGGTGTGCAAATTATCTCTTTAAGAGATTAAGTGATGATAATATGCATTTGATATTATCTCGGATTTTATCATTAGAAGGTATAACTACTATTGATAAAAATGAACTCGATTCGTTTATAGGTGGTCTTCATGGTGATATTCGTAGGGGAATCACGGAATTACAAGCATCAATTTCTAGTGAAAGTCCGTTATCTAAAATAAATCAAGAAAGCCTTGAGCCGTATGTTATTATAATTAATATGTTAAATGAAAATAAATATGAACAAGCATTAGACGAGGTACATAAAATGATTTACAATTCTATTGATATGACATCGTTATGTGTTAATTTACATGACGCTGTTGTAGCAAAAGAAATGCAACACAAAAAGAAATTCCAATATCTGCGAGTAATCGGGGAGGCTGAATGGCGTAGTAAAACCATGACTCCAAAATTATTAGCGAGTTGGATGATAGCACAGATGATATAAAAAAAAGAAAAAAAAGAAAAGGTGAAAAAAATGGAAAATAATGAAAATATTGAGAAATTAATGAAAGAAGTGGAATTGGGAGCAGGTCGAATAGGGTTACCCCTAGAAGATGCTGTTCTAAAGATAGATGAAATCTGTCAACAAAATGGTTTGGATAAAAATGAAGAACCATTAATTGTGATGAATCTATGGAGACAATACGTTGCTAGTGTAATGATGTCAGAAAAGAAAAATTCTACCGAGACTAATGATAGCCCAACAAATGCTCCTAGCAGCAGTTGGTTAAAAGAAGCATATGGTATGTTCATCTCTTTAGATGAGCCTAGAGATATGATGGAATGGAATAGGACTAATGTATTCAATGAATATAATATGGATTGGGAAACTACTCTTGAATCAGGTAAAGTAGCAACCATCAATCAATTTGAAGATGGTACTTATCAAGTAATTAGGTATCACGAAGGTGAAAGGCAAGAAAGGCACATTCAGACATTACCTGCGGGAGCAATGCCATTAAAAGAAGAAAATTGGTGGATAGTTCCTTTAGATGCAGTTGCTAAATATAGAGAAGACCCTAACCCTAACTATGGTAAACCATTACCTAAAGAAGAGTTTAGAAGAAGTGGTGTATTTGTAGGAGAAGTTGATGGTAAGTTTGGTAAGTATTTCTTTAACTATAAAGGAGAAGCATCAAAGGCTTTTGAGCCACCTACATTTGAATGGTTATCTTTTAATTGTATAATAAACAGTTTTGATGATAGTAAGATTCATGGTGTAAAGACAACAACCCTTGCATCATTAGTATTGAATAGTTCTTTACCGGATGATGCTGAAACAAAAAGAGATATGAGTCAAGTATCCAAGCCGGATAAGATGATGGAATATGCAAGAGAATATTATGTGCCTCTAAGTGATTTAGATAGAGCACATGGTATGAATCTATCAAAACCATATCTAGAAAGATTAGTTATTACTGATGGTAATGTAGCAAGTATGATTCTTACACCTACTGCTAATGGTAATAGGATTGTATCTATTTCAGATTTGAATGCTGATTTTGAATATGATGGTGAAGGTTATGTTGGAACTACCTGTTGGATACCAAGTGGAATTGAAATTGATTTCGGTGTTGGTTCTGATATTATTGTAGTTGGTAGAACATCACAAAGAACAAATGAAGATGGTTCTTTAGATAGTACAACATTAAACGTAAGTGGTCTATATGTCACATCTAAGAGAGGGAAAGTAGTAGAAGTTGAAATCCCCCTTGAAGATGATACAGATTGGTTCTGAGTGGTATTAATGTATCAAATATCAGATAAGATAATACACAGTCATAGTTTTGCTGTCCCTCTACAAACAGTAGAGTTTTTGACAGTTAGGTTAAACGAAGAGAATGGTGAGTATTGGTTAAAAATGCACTTACCATCAGGAAAAGAAATAAGAATAAAAGTCAGTAGTTTAGAATTAAACTCTATATTGGGTGAGTGGGCTATGGCAAAGGGTAATGAAGTTTATCCTGAATTTAATAATGGTGATAATAATGAGTTGGAATACGGAAAAACAAGAAGATAATGAAGACACTTTTGCAGCAGCAAAGGCGAGGATTAAGAAGCAGATAGAAGCAAGAAATAATAGGGAGAAATCCTTTTTATTGTGTTCTATTACTGGTGACCCAAAGGTAGGTAAAACAGGTACAGCAATGGATTGTAGAACCCCAAAAGAAATTGAAGAAGGATACAAAGTATTTGTTCTAGATTTTGATGATGGGGCTGAACCCACTTGGGATTCAGGTTGGGATAGAGATGAGAATATAATAATCTTTAACCCAATTGAAATGAAAGGAGATGGGACTGTTAATTGGAATGAAACATTTCAGAATGCACATTCTTTCATAACATATGTGAAAGAAGAAGTTGAAACATCAAATGTTAAAGCAATTATATTTGATGGAGTAGATAAGGCATATGAAGGCTCAGGAGATGTATTGAGGGAACATTTAGTTAAATCTTCTAAAAGAGAGGGTTTAATTATACATGATACTGATTCTGTTACAGTTAAACCTTTAGACTGGAAAATCAGAAATAGAGTGTATAATCGTCTTTTAGATGCTTTTATTTCTATTGATGCAGATAGGTTTTTGATTACACACATGAAACCTATCTACGGAAATATAGTTAATCCCGTACCTATCGGTGTTGTACCTGATTGGCATAAATCTACACCTGCTAGATTTACTCAGATGATACACATCAATAAAATTAAGAGTGGTGCAACAACTAATTATATTGCTGAATTACAAGCAAGTAAAACAAATCCCTCAATTGTAGGAAAGGAATGGACTGTATTTGTTACCAATGGTGAAAATGTATGGTCAGGTATACCTGAACTGCGTGAGGGAAATTTATGAGATTTGAGATAGATAATAAAAAGTTTATAGATGCTTTAAATGCAGTAGCATTAAAAGGTAAATACCCTAGTGGTGGTACAACTAAAATTAAATCATTATCTGATTATGCATATATAGTTGCTGAAACTGCTTCTGAAACAGGTGCAGCATCGTCAATTACATTGTATAATGCAAATGACTCAACGGCTTGTTCTATTAAAGTACAAGATTCTGAAAACTTGGACATGGTTCATATTGGGGGTGAATCTGTCCTTGATATTTCTAAGTTGAAGAGGTATCTTAAACCAATGAAAGGCTCTGTTAGAGTTGATATTGGTGAAACAATTATACTAGATACAGCAACTAAGAGTGCTACTATACCTTCTGTAATTAGTCACCCATCATTTTCTATGATTCAGTTAGTTAGAAATATTGATTTAGAAGGAAAGGGTGTGAATAACCTACCTACATTTGGTAAGGCTAATGTTCAGTTTGAAGCAGCAGTTATGTTAACTTCTGATTCATTAAAAGATGCTTGTACTACTTGTGACGTGGCTAATACATCTAGGTATATATTAGAATCTACTTCTACTGATTTTAGGATAAGTATTCCTGAAGTTAATACAGAAAAGATTGTGGTATATCCTGAAACTTTAACAGTTGATGGTGAAGAAGCAATAGTAGAATTAACAGGTGAGTTTGCTCATTTTTTAGATGGAATAACTACCATCTATCTTAAGGATGACTTTCCTGTTTTAATTACATCTCCTAATAGGGTATTAATTAAAGCACCAAGATTTAATCCGAGGTAATATATATGATAATTAGTGAAACAACAGAAGGAATATACACAGCATGGCGGGATGATACAGGTAAAAGGGAATCCTGTATCACTCCCCACTCTGTTTTTAGACCATATTTCTATATTTTAGCAAGTGATTCTAAACCTGAGAATATTATTAGTAGAGATAAATGGGGTAATAGTAAAGTATTAACTGTATCTTATGAAGAATTTTCAGCATATAAAAATCTACAAAACTTACCTTTAACTAGAGTTTACTGTAAAAACCCTCAAGAGATGAGGAAGGTAAAGGATGAGTTTACTACTACTTTTGAAGCAGACGTAAGATATACACATAGATATGCTGTTGAGGTATTTAACAAGGGTAATAGTGAAGCGATACGTTCTTTTGGTGAAAAAGGATTTCCTGAATATGATTTAAGAAAGTGTTATTGGGATATGGAATGGATGCAAGGTGGAGAACATGATGGTAAGATTACTTGTATAGTTATGTATGATAATTTTGAAAAGAAGTTTTATAGATATAGTTGGTTTCCTACAAAAAGAAACTTAAGTGAAAATACTGTAAGAGAAGATACAGAAGAGTTTATCTTTGATAATGAGAAAGCAATGATACTTTATTTCTTAACAGTAATAAATAAACAAGACCCTGATATGTTAATATCTTGGTTTGGAAACAGATTCGATTTACCTAAGTTATTAGAAAGGTGTGCTGCACTTAATCTAGACGCTAGGTTATTATCACCTGTTTGGGAAATAGATGGATTCAAACAAAATAAAGATAGTTATTCTTTTACAAAAGATTTTTTTGGCCCTATTGCACAGCCAATTAAAGGAAGAATTACTCTAAGTTTAGACGTAGCATTTGAAAGACAATGGAATGATTCTCAACGAGGTACTCTTCCTTCACTATCATTAGACTATGTATCTAATCTAGTCTTAGGTTCTAAGAAATTGGTTAGTGAAAAGTTTCCTGATAAACAGGAGTTTTTCAGAAGAGGTTGGTTAGAAGATTCTGATACCTATTTGCAGTATGCCTTAATAGATGTAGAACTAATTAAAGAATTAGACGAAACAAACTATTTGTCAGAAGCGGTATTGTCATTACAGCGTTTAATTAAAGCCCCATTTAATGCTTGTTTTTATGCAAGTAATATGGGTGGAATATATTTCATGCGTAATGCTTGGTGGAAAGCACCATCATCAACCGATGGAGTCAAGATTAACTATGAAGGAGCAATGATATATGACCCATTAGAAGAAGGTACTAATGGACTACATCAAGGTGTAGCAGCATTTGATTATGCACAATTGTACCCTTCTATGATGATAGCAAGAAATATATCATGGGAAACTAAATCGGATGTTCCAACAGAATTTGCTGTAAACATTTCTACACCTAGAGATTTTTCCCCTATTGAAAAAGAAACAATGTTATATTACAAAACTGATGAGTTAGGAATTTTACCTAAATCAGTTTTAGAATTAAAGGCTTTGAGGGATGAATATAAAAAGAAAATGAAAACTGCATCAACCAAAGATGAAAAAATGAAATGGAACAATAACCAATTAGCAGTAAAGCGTTTAATGGCGAGTTTCTATGGAATCATCGGGTATCAGGGTTTTGGTTGGGCTGATGTAGATATAGCCGCCAGTATTACCGCTAGTGCAAGAGAGGCAATTAGATTTGCTGCATTAAAAGTGGAGGGATTAGAATAGGAAAAATAATATTCATTGGTAAAATATTTA